TTGTAATGTGTGCATAACATTTATCATATAGTTGTGCATAAGGTACAAAATGTTTTGGATCACCTATTAACAAGAAATAAGCGCCATTGTATCTGGCCTGGTTGTCAATATTTTCCAATTCAAGTGCTCACTCCACTCAGTCTTCTAGGGAAATGAATATTCCCAATATTACAAAACAACTGAATTGATGTTACTGGTATAGAGTTTTCCGGTTTTTCATAAATTATTTCAAGTCCATTAGGCAAAGTTATTTTTTTTATTGGGGATGTTGACATTATAATATATATTATCTTTTTGTTATTTGTCCTGACAACTTTTCATAAAAATAAAAATTGAAAGGATTCTTAGCGTTTTTAAAAGAGGTACAATACTAAACAAAATGGGGATTAAAGACCTGAATAGATTTATAAGAGCAAATTGCTCAGAAGAAGCAGTTAAACGCATTCAACTTTGTGAGCTAAATGGCAAAAAAATTGCAGTGGATATTAGCATTTATTTGTATAAATATGCTGGAGACGGTTCACTTATTGAGAATATGTATAGCTTGTTAGCATTATTCAGGCAACACAACATTATTCCGATATTTGTATTTGATGGAAAATGTCCAGCTGAAAAAAAGGCACTCCTTGCAAAACGCCGCGAAGACAAACAGAGTGCAGAGAAAGAATACAATATTTTGAAAAATGCATTGGAAGTCAGTAAAGATAAAATGGATGAATCTGAAAAACAGGATCTATTGGCTTCTATGGATTTGTTGAAGAAACAATTTATCTATATTAAAAAAGAACAAATCAATAATGTGAAAACCTTGATCCGTTCATTTGGTATGACTTATTATGATGCGCCGGGTGAAGCGGACGAATTATGCGCATCATTGGTGATAAAGAAGAAGGTATGGGCAACATTGAGTGAAGATATGGATATGTTTGTTTATGGTTGTAACCGAGTATTGCGTTATTTAAGTTTACTGAATCATAGTGTTGTTGTTTATAGTATGAAATTGATATTGGAAGAACTCGGACTAAGCCAAGAGGAGTTTAGACAAATTTGTATAATATCCGGCACGGATTACAGTGAGAATTTGGAGAATAGTGGTAAATGCAATTTGATGAATAGTTTGAAGATGTTTAAGAAATACAAGAAGGTGTTAAAAAAGGAAGAAAAAGAAAAATCAAAAGAGAAAGAGAAAGATTCTGATTCTGTGCCAAACTACTATGAATGGTTATTTGTCAATACAAATTATATTGAGAACTATTCAATATTGTTGAACATTTATGATATCTTTGACTTGACTTCAGAGAGACATTGTCAAATAGAAGTTTTTGACAACATTAAAATTATGAATGGTCCTCTGGATATGCAAGCAATGAAACATCTTCTAATGGAAGAAGGTTTCATCTTTTAGGATTAACAATAACATAATAAGTAATATAAATATTTATTTTTTCAATATATAAAATATGTCCTCTGTTTTGGATTTAGATGCACAACAATATTCTATGAAAGAATTGAAACAAAATATTTATCTCTTATGTTTTTTTAAAATATTGAAAACGCAGAAAATAGATGCCGATCTTGCAATGAATTATATTTTGAATCCTGATTATCAAATGACGCTTGAAGAAGAAAATATAACTGTTCAATATTTTTTAAAAATGCAACCACATTTGAAACTGAAAGACTTGACTTGTAGTTTTAAAAAATATGATCAAGATTCCCCTATGTTTGATAAGATTGCATTTGAAAACTAATATTATAAATAAGTATTAAAATTCGGTTAAATAAAAATATGCATTATTTTGCACATATTTTTATTTTGGTTTTATATTTTATGGATTTTTATTTGGTTTTATTATGAAATATGGTAACAACTACAGATTTTTAAGCGGAGACCTCGGCCTTGACAGTCTTGGCGAAGTGAGGGCTCATAAATCTCTGGAGGTTGAAGTAGGTGAGCTCATCCTCCTTCTTAAGCTTAAGGAGGGCAATAAGCTTGGCATCAGGGTTGATCTTGCGACCATTGTCCTTATCCTGGAGGTTGTTAGAGCGGATGTAGGTGTTGATCTCCTTGGTCACGTGAGTGCGAGCCATTTCAGAACCTTTCTCCTTTCCGAGGAAGACAGCAAGCTCATCGCTGATACGAGTAGGCTTGACGAATCCAGAAGGAGCACGGTTACCGGCCTTGCGCTTACGCTTGGAGGACTGCTTCTGGGCGGTCTTGAGCTGACGAGACCACTTCTTCTCAAGAGTGCGGTACTCAGACTTTAGGGTGTTGATGAGGGAACCAAGCTGTTGGAGCTTGGCAAGGAACTCCTCAGACTGGGCAGCGAGCTGGGCATCAGTCTCATCGGTGACAACAACGTTCTCCTCAACAACAGCTGGGACAATTGCAGGGACAACAGGAGCGGCCTTCTTGGAAGCCTCCTTCTTAGGGGCAGCAGCCTCCTTCTTAGGAGCAGGAGCAGCCTTCTTGGATACAACGGGAGCGGGGGTCGCAACAGCGGGAGCGGACTCGGAAGTCTTGGTAGCTTTGGTGGTAGTTCTTGCCATCTTATACTATACTACTATGACTACTTTTTAAGTGATTTAACGCAAATAATATATATTCCTAAAACAATGCCATCATAATACGTGTAAATAATAATAGATCCTTTCAATTAATGGGGGAGAAGCTTTGAAAAAGCCAAGGGAGCGCTGTAGCAGCATTTTGATTCACAATTGTAAGAGAACCTAGTACGTAATAAGCTCCTAAAGTTTTACTATCTTGGTCTACTCCGCTATTTACTAAACGTTCCATTATGTCCAACATATGTTTACGGAGCTTCCATATATTTTGTTCATTGAATATGGTGTGTAAACTGTGGGTTGTGCTTAAAAGTCCGTTTGGTGGACAAATTGCACGCTTTGTATCATTTGTAATTTGAGCTCTGTAATCCCAAATATCAAGCAACTCTCTCAACATTCTAATAGTTTGTTGTCTGTTCAAAGAGAGAAACCAAACTGGACTGCTATAATTTCCTAAAGAATCAATATTCTGAAAAAGTGATAATGCTCTTAGCTCAATTGTTTTCTCATCTGATAGGTCAAGTGTATCGTCTTGTATTACAAGATCTAAATGGATTCTAAGAATTTTGCTTAGTCTGATCAATGATTTAATATTCATTAGAACAAAAGGAGGGATTTCATTACGGTTGTATGGATTCTTTGGTATTGATGGGGCTGATTTTGAAATCAAGTTGTAGAGAGAAATCATATCAAAACCATAGACAAAACTATCTACATCGCTGAAGCTGATGAATTGTTGATATGGAATATCTTTGATTAGATCGCCCGTCAAAAAGTCGCTATCGTTAGTACAAATTTTACGTTTCATAAATGCAGGGCCACGCAGCCTATTGTATTTTTTTTGTAAATAACCCCTACCTACTTTCTGGATTTTAATGGCGTCTTTGGACAACTTCAAAAAACAAAAAATTCTTATGAAAAGTTGCTGTTTGTTTCCAGTCGTTTTCAATTTGAAATGTTTTGCAAATGCTTTTAGTTGTGTGGCATTGTAATTATGATCCAAAAGAATGTTGTAAGTATCCATTGTTGGAATCACAATATTTTCATCGCTAATCTTTTGCACCTTCTTTAGAGGTGACATTAATTGTTCACATTTTTGATGAAGTGTATTCATAAAGTCTTCGGCTTGGTCTTTCTTAGACTTTGGTAATTTTTGATTCAGGCTTGTTTGCAGCATTTTATTACAATTTTCATTCAACATTGTGTTCAGGTTCATCATATATATATATACTACAAAATTCTTTTTAACCTTTTTTACCTTTTCATTTTTAAAATAAAAAAATTTTTATTGGCCTCTGTACAGTCACAAATTCTTTTCCAAGTTTTCTACTTTAAGTACATAAATGGAGACATTAGGATTTCTAATTCTAAAAAAAATTGATTTAGAGATTTCCTAATAGTATACAGTACACTATTACAAAAGATGGCAGACACGATCGTAAACGGAACTGAATTGAATGTTGAGAATATTGCATATTCCCAGCCAAAGGTGAATGCTCAAGGTGGAAAGAGCGTTAATGTTTTGAGAAAGGATACTAAGACCTGGCTCAGTTTATCATCACCTCTTATGCTTACTTGGGGAGCGTCTGATTTTGTGGATGAGAAGACCGGTAAGGGCAATGGAAAGTTTGAGATGTCGTTACAGTTTCCTTCAGATGAGTACAAGAATGATGATACTGATGCCTTCCTGAAGAATATGATTGCGCTAGAGAATAAGATCAAGGCAGATGCACTTACCAATTCCAAGGATTGGTTCGGAAAGGTGCACAAGAACTCTGAGGTAGTTGATGCGCTGTGGACGCCGATGCTCAAGTATCCAAAGAACAAGGCGAATGGTGAACCTGATCTAACGAAGGCACCAACTCTTAGAATTAAGCTTCCAACTTGGGAGAATGTTTGGAAGAGCGAGGTCTATGATGTTGATGAGAACAAGCTATTTCCTGATTCAGCAAGACCAGCTCTTACTCCATTGGATTTCCTTCGCAAGGGTGTGCAGCTTTATGCAGTTGTCCAGTGCGGTGGCATTTGGTTTGCAAACGGTAAGTTCGGAATGACCTGGAAACTTGTACAGGCGATTGTTCAGAAGCCTCGCGAGACACTGAGTGGAAAATGTTTGATCAAGTTGAAGGAAACCGATAAAGCTAAGCTTCAGTCAGCACCTGCTCCTCCTGCTGCCGGAGTTGATGATTATGATGTCACTGAGGTTGCTGATTCGGATGATGAGGGTGAGTCAAGTCAAGCTGTAGTTGTTGAAGAGGAAGCTCTTGTTGTACCTCCTGCTCCTGCTCCTGCCCCTGCCCCAGTTATTGATGAGGAGCCCAAGAAAGTTGTGAAAAAAGTTGTTAAGAAGAAAATTTAAATAAATAGTTAGTGGAAAAATAAGATAAATAATATTACAAAACAAAACAAAAAATAAAATAAAACAAACAAAAATATAAATTTTTTTGCTCGTATAGCTCAGTTGGTTAGAGCGCAGGTCTTATGAGCCTGATGTCCCGAGTTCAATTCTCGGTATGAGCATTTTGTGGATTGAGCATTTTGTGGATTGAGCATTTAACAAATAATTTAACAAATGAAATACTTAAAATAAAAAACAATATTAAAACTATTTTTATTATTGTTATCATATTTAGAAAAATATGGGACTTGTTTATTCAGTAGTCTGCGTAATTGGTTTATTTCATATATCTCATTCTTTTATTCTAACTATCTATCCATTTTTAGTAAAAAACTTTATCTCTGACCTTTTATACATCAATTACTTTCAAACTATAATGGTTACTTATACATTTTTAAATGGCGAGTGTCCAATTTCTTGTTTTTGTAAGAATATGTGCATTGGTGGTTACAAAGCAGGAGATGATGTAACAAATTATTTAGATATTTATACTGTTATTCCCAATAAGATTTATGCAAATACTTATATTGTTATAATGAGTACAGGTTCACTTTTTTCTCTCTTCAATGTGATTTATAGATTTGAAAATGAGGATATAACAAATGTATTAATTATTGATTTTACATTTTTGTTATTCTATTTTGCAATGGTTCATAAATTGGTTACTCAAGAAGTTTATGATCTCTATTTTGCATATGTCCAAGAAATATGTAAAATAATATTAGTTTTATCTATTGGTGCAGTTAATTTGATTGCTTACTACCCAAATTATAAGGGTTACTTCATTTGGTGAAAACAAGTTTTATTCAGTGAAAACAAGTTTTACAAAAATATGTGCCTTTTTATCAACATTGTAGATATTTGACTCATCTACTAATGAAAGTCCTTGTTCTTTTAAAACGACGCTTTGAATCTTTTTAAAAGAAAGAAGATCCAAAGGAAGTTCAAATGCCTTTTTACCTATTTTTATGGTTATATATTTTTGATTGAAGAGAGAGAAAGTAAATGAAATATTGAATTCCACATATAAATTGTTGTCTTCATCAATTTCTATTCCTTGTGGAAGGTCAGGAATGCACTTCACAATCAATTCGCCGACCTGGTGTTCACCTTGTGTTCGCGATGTTGGTTCAATATCATAATAACTGGTACCGTGCCAAAGTGGCACCAAATAGGTATTGTCATAATGCTGGAGTTTGTATACATTATTATCAAATAGATCATCCAATGTTGGATTCAGAAGGATAATAAGCACGTCCTTGTATTTTTCCAATATGATTTCTCTCACCTTACTGATAATAGAATCACTAATATGCATTATATCCTTGTATTTGATGATGAAATTGTAAATGGCTAAGATAGAATCCTTATCACATTTCTCAAAGAGTTTCAAAGAGATTTCTTTGCATCCAGACACAATTTCTTTTATAATGGAAGAGAGAACATCACTGTAAGTCCCTTTTACAATACTGTCAATAAAATGATTGAGAATATTGATATATGTGCTTGTATCATATGGATTGGGATTTTCTTGATCTGATTCAGGAGAGAATAAATGGATTTCTCTCTTCAATACTTCATATGCTTCATTAATTTGTTTGAACTTCTCTGTTGACTCTGGAGTGTTTCCGTTTTTATCAGGATGCCATTTGAGCGCCATTTTGTGATAACGCTTCTTTAAGTATTCCAAATCTAATTGATTGAATTTTGAATCAAGTTCAAGCATTTCTAATGCTTCTTTGAGTTCCATATTTGATTATTGTTTGCAAATATCTAAGTCATATATTTTTAGATATTTGTATTATGTGTTAGATGTTTTTTTAAAAGGGTTTACAATTTTTTGAAACATAAACCCTTCTTGACTTAGATACCCTTTTGGTTTTTCTAGATCTAGATTTTTTCCCATTTTTTCTAAATCTAGTTTTGATTGTTTTGGTCTTTGGACTCATAATTATTAATATAACCAAATATATTTTTACGCTTAACAGATTTTCCAATTGTTCTTTTTTTTGTACCTTTGTTTCTATGTTTTATAGTTTTGGATCCACCTTTACTATTTTGAGAAGGATCAACTGGTTTTGTTTTATTTTCACTATTTAAAGCATTGGTTGCAGCTGTAGTAACACGGCTAGCAGCCTTTGAAGCAGCACTTGACGCAGCCTTAAACTGTTCACTTTTTACAGCACTTGACGCAGCTGCTGACGCTGCTTTAAACTCTTCGCTGTTAGTTACATTCTTTGTAGCATTTGATACAACATTTGATACATTTTTGAACTGTTCAGTTTGGGCAACCTTACTTGCAGCATCCTTAGCAGATGCTGCTGCAATTGAAGCCTTTGCTTTGGCAATAGCTAATAGTTTTGCTCGTTCTTCTGGATTAGATAACTGAGCTTTCATAGCCTGTGCATTTTTAGATGCTTCATCAACATATTTTTTTATGAATACCTCTGGATGAGTAACTATTTCAATAGCCTTTTTAGTTCCTGCTTTTGTGACATTGTGTTGTATAAAACGATTAGAAACATTCACAAAATCTTTAAAATATTTTTCTATAGTCTTGCGTTGTGATTTTGTAAGAGGTGGTTCAAATCTTTTTAAAATAATTGGAACCACTAATTTTGCTCCAAAACTTCCAAACGAAGATCCAGTTCTTATAGCAGAACGCCCAAGCATTGCGTAAAGTCCTCCACCTTTTTTACCTAACCTTCTGGATTTATTTTTACTTGATTTATGTGATTTATGCCTTCTGCTAGACATAATAAAAGCAAATATTATTTTTTATAAGTTCTAGATTTTTTTTGATTTTTATGTCTTCTGGTTTTTCTCGTTTTTCTCCCTCTTCTTCCTGCTTCGTTATTTGTTTTTGATTTTCTTGATCCTTTTCCATCTCTTAAAAAAGGCATTTCTTTGTTAAATATTTTTATTAACTTTTTATATTCCCATATTGGTTTTAGTTTTGATTTTGGTTTTGATTTTGGTTTTGGTTTTATAATACTTACAACCCCTTGGATTTTTTCAGGACTTTTACTAGAAACATCTCTCCAAACTGGGGACTTATGTTTTTTTTCATAGCCTTGAGGTTTTTTTTCAGAACTAATCTGTCTAAATAAAATGTCACTTGATCTCTCTGATGAACTCATTAAAATACTAAAATATTTAAATTTTTATATTTCATTAATTTATTATTCAAAAGCGTGTATAGTCATCACCAAATAAAACAAATAATTTTCTAAATGATAGATGGGACGATAATTATTGTTATAATACTGAAAAAAGTTGAATGTCTTAATCAATAACTCCGACATTTGTTCTTGCTTTATTTTTCCGCGCTCAGTTAAACACGAAATAATATACCAAATACATTCACTAATATCCAAATTGTAAATAAAGATATCATAAAGCATATCCCTAAATTTTAAATACTTCAGATCTTCAATATGTAACATCACATCTAAAATTTTATCGCATATTATTTTATATGGATGCATCAGTTCATCTATAGATGAGTTTAAATTCTTAATATTGGTAATGTGTTCTAAACTTGTAGGCAACTTATTTGCACCAGGATGCAAACACTTATTATATGCCATTTTGGTCGGCCTAGCAATATGAATGACTTCACAACAATTTAAAATATTGTCAGGTATAAAACTCAGTTCCTCACTAAGTAAAACAAATTTAAGGTCCACTGTAGTCGCATTGTTTTGCTGCATATAACTATAAAAGTTTTCCAATAATTCACTGTGGATTTCGTGAAAATATTTACATACAATAATACCCCTTTTGTCAGTCTTTGCACTAATAATATCAATCAGTTGCAAATAGATTTCGTGCCAAAGCAGTTTTGAGTTGCAACCTAAGAGAGACATATCAATTTCATAATGTATGTCACTGATTTTGAAATAATATTGTGATTTGTTATAAGTAATACTAATCTTCTTCTCATACTTGAGCTCACTTGGACTGTATTTGCTGATGGATTTCAACATTTGTGTGTATTTGCCAACACCACTAGGTCCATAAAAAATCAAATTTTTGAGGTCTTTGAGATCGGCCGGAAATTTGGCAAAAATCTTTTCCAATTTTGGATGTAAATTATTTTTAACACTTATGTATTCATCAAAATGGGTTTCGTGAAATTTCATTATTTGAATATATATGAATGTATAATTTCTTTATTTGATTATAACTTATATTTTGTTATATTTTGTTATATTTTGTTATATTTCATATATTATTTTTAATATATAAAAAGAAAATGCTCTAGTAAAGTAAGCATCTACAATGATGAACGTTGTCAAAAATATTGATCAATATGATAGTAGTTGTGTTTATTACTGTGACCCCATAAAAAATAACATAATGAATGAAGGATTTTTCATTCGTATTATGTACTCTACAAATAATTTTGTATTAAATGGTATAACATTATTGGTACAATTGAATGATGTATACTGTGAAAAATACTATAACAAATTCAAGTGTATATTTAATATTGCAACACATCGGGAAATAATAGAAAGAGTAAAGATTATTGAAGAGGGACTACTTAGAAATGTAAACATAAGAGGTAAAATGCCTCAGTACAAAATATATGAACAACTGCGTAATGGCAATATTAAAATTATTTCCGAAAATAGTGATAAAATGAACAATAGTTTGTTTATGTTGAAAATATCCGGTATTTGGGAGAACGACACTCAATATGGATTGACATATAAATTTATGAAAATTTCAGACACCTAATCTTTTCTTAAAAAATAGCGTTGTTTGGCCTATTTTCCTTGGTGTGTTTTCTGTAAATATACTTATGTATATCAGCTATGTATTTTATTTTTTTATTGCCGTCTGCATAATACTTAACTGTTCCCAAATCCATATGCCAGTGTACAGTATCAAAATAAATATAAGTTGAAATAACGTGAACATATGGTATAGTAAGTCTTGGCTTGTTTATGACTACCTGAAAGTTAGGTTTATTATTGTTGGATGAAGGTATCCTACATATTTTTGGCATAGAATTCAATAAAACAATTCTAGGATCATCTTGTTCTAAATGTTTCATATATTTTCCATTGCGGTACTTATAACCTGCATACTCTAAAATAATATTGGTGCAATCAAAATTGTGATTGGTTTTTTTCATAAGACTATCAAGAATATTCTCATCAAAATATTTTATTGGATTTGTCATTTTATTAAAAGTGTTATGTATTAATAAACAATAATATGAAATTAACTTTAATAACAAACAATATAAATATAATGTTTGTTATTATCTAGAATAAAATGTCAGATATTGAACAAGGACTTATAAAAGAAGAAGAGATGTCTAATTCTATTGATGCTGAATCATTGCCAACTGCAACTGCAACTGCAATTGTAATAAATACAGCTGAGCCATTATCAATGCAAACAGTTATGCCATTAAAGCTTAATGTAAGTGGTACTATAAGAAGTGCAGCTTTAAACTTGGGGTCAGGATCCAGATATAGATCAAAAAATGAATGTTGTTGTGATATTTCAAATTGCGGTCAACGGGAAATGATTGGGTTATTAATTGTTGTATGTTTTTCAGGACTTATATTATTTGTGTGTAATTATTTAACAGTTCCTCACCATTAATAAAGTTGTTTGAGATTTTGTCTATTTATCCATCTGTAGTAAAGAATGCCAATATAATATGAATTGTAATTGCAATAACGAGGTTTATTAGAGCAAGAAGATAAATAACCATACCGTATGCAGAGGACATCATACAAGTCCCCTTGAATTTTTCATCTTTTGTTCCATTATAAAAAAGCATCAGTTGTGCAATAACAACTGCAACAAACATATTAGAAAATAGGCGATAACTGTGAGTTACCTTACCACCGACAATTCTATTGAAATAAAAAGTTAAAATGAATAAAATATAGGCTATAATGCCTGACACTGTAACAAATGGCATTATTGAAAGACCAATGAATCTGGGTTTGTCGGCGCTTCCAATACTTTTACCTAATAACATTCCTAATGAAACTGCCTTAAAAATAAATCCAGCTGCTAAAAATGAGTAACCAAAAATATGGCCCCACATTCCACCAGATGTGTTTGAAATACTAATAGTAATGGATAAGAGGATGACGCCAACAACAATAACTACATCAGAAACTAACTGTAAATTTGGATCAATTTGACAACTCATACATTGTATTTATATTATTTTTATTTTTTATTGTCAAGTTGATTATGCCTTTGTTTGATTTTGATTTTGGTTTTGGTTTTGGTTTTCTCTCAACCCATCTATTTGGTTTTGAAGGTCCTTAATTTTTAATAGTAAAAGTGGTATCATTTCAAGATAATTGACTGATTTGATTTTTCCATCAATAGGAGTTTCAATATTTTGAACCAGTTGGGGACAAATTTCCTCCAATTCTTGTGCAATAAATCCATAATGGAGTTGTTCTTCAATGTCCTTCTTAAATACATATTGTTTTGGAACAGCCTCCATTAATTGATCGGCCAGATTTAGAGAGATTGTTTCCACATTTGTCTTTAAAGTAAGATCAGAAGGATTGATAATAGATCCACCTACAATTAAGTTATTGTATACATAAACATCTGATTTTTTGTTTACAGGAGCAAGGACATTTGCACCATTCAATTGAATATTATTCCAAGTTGTTAAATTTGATCCAATGTTATTGTAAAACAATTTAACATATGCTGTTCTATTTGGCTGTCTTCCATTTGTTGACTCACTCATTTAATATAGAAATATATAAAAACATTGAAATTTGTACTTAGATTCCAAGAAGTCAAGACTCAAACAATTAAATATATCTTAAGTTATTGAAAATTTAATAACTTAAAATAATAAAAATATTATAATTATTCATAAGATGAGCAGAATGAATGTTTCCCAAAATCACCCAATTATACCAAATGCCCAAGATTACATGTATGAGAAAAAATACGTATCTATTCACTCTGAAGATAGAAATTATTTACGTTTCCCAAACTCTAATGAATTTGAAATTGAGCTACCTCAAGATTATTGCAATGTAGAAGCGGTGAGGTTGGTACAGTGGACATTTCCTGCAAATTATGATACATTTGCACCAGAGAGAAACAATATTTTTATGACTTTTAAAATAACCAAGCCATACAATCCAGGAGATCCCGATCATATGTCTAATGATCCATTACAGGAAGTCATTTTTTCAGCATTATATGAACACATAGATAAGAATTATTTGGTAGTTATTGAACAAGGGTTTTACACACCTGAACAAATGGCGACTGAACTCACAAATAGATTCAATGCAATTGTTTCAAATAATATTTATAATTATTTTTCAGAACATCCAGAAATCCCGAATCATGATGCACTACTGAAACAATTTATTACTCAAGGTGGTTATAATCAATTTGTTGTAGCTTATAATAATGTTGGTCAAAAATTATGGTTTGGAAATAAAAGTTCTGATTTTGTTATAACAAATAGTGAAATAATTGATATTGGGAAAGAAGTTAAAACAATTGAATGCAGTCGTGACTCTCTGCCTGATTTTTCTAGTTGGGGTCTACCAGATTATATCGGATTTACTAGGTGTGATAGTTTAACTACTCCAGGTACAGAAGTAAATTTTTTAACAGGACTAAGCGGAATTCCGCGTTTTTATTATGGAGATGTTCAACCAGGAGATAATGGGTTTTGGTTAGTTCCTGATCTTTCAGGAGCAACTGTATATTATTTGGAAGCTCCTAAAAAAATTAATTTGATGGGTGATGCTTATTTTTATCTAGAAATACACGGAATGAACAATCTGGATGAAACATCTCCATTTTCTATTTCTCCTTATACATTACACACAAATGGTACAAATGGCATTGTAAATGCAGCTTTCGCTAAAATTGCGGTTCCAACGACACCAATATCACAATGGTTTGATAATTCTATGGAAAGTTATAAATGGTATAATCCACCAGCTGAGCGTATTCGTAAGCTGAGAATGAAGCTAAGATATCATAATGGTCTACCTGTGCAATTTGGTGATTTTAATTTTTCTATTACATTGGAATTTAGCATATTTAATCCTCAGATTGCCAGAAAATTTAATTTATATGTACCAAATAATGTCGTCTAAGAAAACCCATATTCTTGTTTGATCCAGTTTTTCAAAATATCAATATGACAGTTCTTATAATCACCTTTGAAACCTCCGATTTTTGAAAACATTGGTTTACTCATCTTTGGTGTCTTGTAAAAAATATAGTCGCCGAACTTTCCACTCCTTACGCTAATATTATTGCTAACTTGTCTAATAATATTTGACTGTGACTGCGACCTTGACTCTGATGTTGATCCTGAACTGGGTTCTGAAGTAGATTGTGATTGTACAAAATCATCTTTATCCAATATTTCCTTTACATCTTCAAAGCTAATGTTTTCCATAGGTCTATTTCCAAAACAAGAGAGATTCTTGCTTTTAGTTCCCCAAGTAGCATATAATCCGTATTTCCCTTTACGAATTGTTAATTGCTCATCTTGATAATCTCCCAAAATAATAAACAAATTGGATTTATCTATTATTTCATCTAGTGTGTATTCTCCATTTTCCAATTTCTGAATATCAATATCTTTTTTTACTGGTTTGAAGGTAACCTTATTTTTCCCTTGCGCGTCTTTTTTGACGCATTTGATCACTGGACCATTTTTACCTATAATATAAGAATGCTCTGCATCAATGGCAATGTCTCTCTTTTTTAAATCATCTCCTGCATCTTTTATATTTTGTTCTATCTCATTGTAACATTGTCCACATAATTGATGCCAAACTTTGGACCCCTTTGAAATACAGTCTAGTTCATCTTCCATTTGTTTTGTGTATTCATAATCAAAAATGTTGGAAAAGTTCTTGAGGAGAAATTCAATCACTAGAATCCCCAAGGGTTGAATAACAAGCTTCCCTTTTTCATTTCCGAAGGTCTTTTTCGTCACAGACTTACTTATAATTCTCTCTTCAAGAGAGAAATCAATACATTCTATTTCTTTTCCAAACACATCTTCTTTTTTAACATATTCACGTTCTTGGATCTTATCTACTAATGATGAAAAAGTGGAAGGACGTCCAATGCCTTTTTCTTCTAAGAGTTGAACTAGTTTTGCCTCTGTGTAATGATGTTTCATATCTTTTAATGTAAGAGATGATGTGATTTTTTTATAAATAATTACAATATTTTCTTTTATGCTTTGCAAATAATTATATTCTTTTGCTGCCTTTTCAGAGTCTTTGATATTTTTATTATCCACGATTTTCCATCCTGGAAAGTCCATTAGTTCACTGGAGAAAGCATACTTGGTTGTTTCAATTGGCGTTGAAATATTTGCTACAATTTGATATACTTCTGCTGGAGCCATTGTGCTTTCTAATGTCCTTTGCCAAATCAGTTTATAGAGTTTCTTTTCTTTTGCAGTAGCTTTTTCTGAAATATCTTGTAAACAAATATTCGTTGGTCTGATTGCCTCGTGTGCCTCTTGAGGCGGTGGAACTTGAGACTGTTTTTTGGTGGGTTTTTTTGTAGATTTTTTGGAATTTGGCTTTTTCTCTGGCTCTGATTCTAAATTCTTTGTATTATCAGTCTTGGCATTAGAGAGAAGACCAATATCAGGGCTAATAAATTTTTCGTCGTTATATTTTTTTACTATAAAATCCTTGACAGAATTGATGAATTCGTCACAATATTTGGAGCTGTCTGTACGCATATAGGTAATATATCCAGCCTCATATAAACTTTGACAGGTCTTCATTGTCTCTTTTGGCGACATTTTCATTTCATTGCTCGCCAATTGTTGGATCCTTGATGTGGTCAATGGTTGTGGTGCTGGTTTCAATAATTTTTTGGGTTGAGTCCTACTATAAATATGTTGATAAATAGATGATGCTTTTAAGAATTGTGAAACATGTTCTTCTGATTCAAATTGCTTGTTCAATTCAAATGGCAAGCAGTGATTTGTAAAATAACCTGTAGTATTATACACCTTGTTCCCAGGAGTGTCTTTTATTTCCAAATAATTGTCATAAATTATGCGGAGTGCCGGCGTTTGACACCTTCCCGCTGATAATCCAGTCTTTGCATTCTTTGAAATTGCACTCCATAATGTAGGAGTTATTTGAAATCCTACGACTAGGTCTAAGATCTGCCGGGCTTGTTGTGATTGAACTAAGTTGAGGTTAATTGTTCTTGGATGAGCTACTGCACTTTGCAGGGCGTTTTCGGTGATTTCGTGGAAAATAATGCGTTTGGTGGTTTCTACTGGTAAATCAAATACCTTGCAAATATGCCATGCAATGGCCTCTCCTTCACGATCATCATCTGTTGCCAATAAAACTTCTTCTGCATTGTGAATAGCTATTCGGAGGGCCTTTACATTTTTGACCTTACTATCTTCTTCACAGAGAGAATAATTCGGATTGAACTCATTTTGGATATCAATATCTTTGAGTGATTTTAATTCTCTCAAATGACCGAAACTGGCTAGGCACTTATAACCAGAACCAAGATAACCTTCTATTTTCTTACATTTTGCAGGTGACTCTACAATTAAAAGTGAATATTGCATTTTAAATATATTTAGTAGTAGCAAAATATATTTAAGTGTTATTGCAAATATGCATTATTAAGGATTTTATGAGTTCATAGATTCGTTTTTTTGAACTGTTTCCACGAGATCTCAATTGAAGGTCCACGTTTCTCTTCTTTTTGTTCTTTCTCTTTCTCCTTCTCTTTTTCGTATTGTTCATCCAACTTACCGGCTTTTTTAAGGGCACTATCCACATAGAGTTCCTTTAGCAATGTTCCTACCGCAAAGGCCCCCTCGTGTTGATCTAAAAGACCATCTTCAATCTGTCTTAAGACATTTAAGAAACGGTTCAAAATGGACAGGTCCAATTCGTCTTTGCGTATTTTATTGTAAATGTCGGTGTAATAGGTGAACAAGAAATTGCATTCCATTGGAGCATTTTGACTGATGAGGTCTTGATCATTCTTGTATTTAGCCTTTAAAGAGAGAAGAGTATTAATGTCGTCTTGAAGCTGATGACTGTGTTTCAATTCGCGTATTAATTCAGTTTGATCTTCTACGTCATTCGCCTTAATCATTTTTTGAAGTTGAAGCCTTGCTTTATCGTCCATATAAGTAATTAAGATAGTAATTTATTATTTTTAAAACGAATAATATATTTTTATAATATAAGAATGTCTACAACAACCAATTATAGTATTTCACGTCCTCAGTCTACTGGTCAAGATACATCTCCTCAAGGAATTCGCCAAGGAGGTCTTGCAAAGAGTCAACTTCAATCAGATTTATTACTAGCTGCAAAAGGTGGTGGTAAAAGAAAACACAAAAACAGAAAATATTATACAAAAGGAGGAGCGATAGAAGTCAACACAATTCAACCTGTTTATAGTGATACAGCTGGTGGAAATCAAAGTGCTGTAAATCAACAAGTAGGCAACCAAGCACTTTTTGCAAGAGCTACTGAACAAGCAAGTCTAGATGCAAAGGCTTCATCCGTCTCTGTACCAGCATCACAAAAAGGTGGAAGCACAACAATTCTTAAAGCGGGTCAACCTTGGGCTTCCTGTTACTCTGGTGGCAAAAAATCTAAATCTAAGAAAGCCAATAACTCAAAAAAATCCAGAAAATCCAAAAAATCCAAGAAAGCTAGGAAGACTAAGAAATCCAGAAAATCCAAGAAATAAGTTATTTAGAATACATAATATAAGAATTATATATTAATAATATAAGTTATGCCGAAGGGACAAGATTGGTTAAATTTTATTTATGTAAACTTAGGATTTGTTGCCCAAATACTAATTATGTATATTTATGGGCAAATTAAAGAGATCAAAGAGAATTGGCCAAAATACAGATGTAATCCAGTGTATATGCCATTATCAGATGATATGTCTGCGGATTTTACATATTGTATTCAAAATATGCAAATGGACTATATGGGTTACTTGTTACAACCACTCACATATCTTGCCAGTTCATTAACCGAAATGGGAGCATCTTTTACAGAATCATTGCAATATGCAAGAAATATATTGAGTAATATTCGCTCCTTTATTACAAACATTATTGAAGCGGTTTATGGCGTGTTTTTAAACATTATTATTCAATTTCAACTTATTATTATTAAAATGAAGGATATATTAGGAAAGACCGTCGGCATTGTATTGGTGATTATGTATTTTATTGATGGCATTATAAAAACGACGAAGAGTGGATGGAATGGACCTCCTGGACAAATGGTTAGAGCAATGGGTAGTTGTTTTCATCCAGAAACTAAAATAAAATTAAAAAATGGATCAGTTGTTTTAATGCAAGATTTGAAATTGGGAGATTATTTAGAAAATGGCAGTAGGGTAAAAGCCACAATGAAAGTAGATAATCTTGATAACAAAGAGATTCTTTATAAAATTGTTGGTTCTGGAGTAGATGGTGATACTATTTATGTTACTGGTTCGCATATGATACTCAACAAAAATGGCAAATATGTGGAAGTGAAATACTATCCTGGAGCTATTGAACAATATGATGTCAAATGTGAATGGTTCAGTTGTTTGGTTATGGACGACCATAAAATCAAAATAGGAGATAAAGAATTTTGGGATTGGGATGATTATATGTTTAAGTTATAAATTTTTAACTTATGTGAAAGATCTAGACAACATTAGGATAGTATTTAGTATTTTTATAATTGAATATTATCCACTTACTATATATGTCTAACTCTAATCTTGATAATATAAGTTTTGAAACAACAATAGATGGAAAAATAGCTAGTATAAGAAAAATAAATAAAATGTATGAAGGGTTATCTTATTTTGATCAATACGGAGGTTCAGTATTATTATTTATAGCTGCAACAATAATAGTATGTCTTGTTTGGGCCTATTCAAAAGTCATTATTAATATTCAACCCATTAAAGATGACTGGGTCAACCAACGCTGTAACCCAGCAGTTATTCCATTTGCAGGAATTGTAAATCCACCTGATGGAACATCTCCAATTGATTTTACACAAGAAAATTTCACTTATTGCACTCAAAATGTATTAAAATCTATTGCGGGAATTGCCGTGGCACCTCTTACATATATTATGCATACTATAACTGTGGTTTTTGAAGAAATTGCTGCAGCATTTCAATACATTCGTAATCTAATTGATAGTATTCGTCAAAAATTTGCGGCTATTAGTGAAGAGTTATTTGGTCGCGCATCCAATGTGATGTTCACCTTTTTCCCAATTATTATAAAAATTAAAGATGCAATGCAAAGAAGTCAGGCAGTAATGGCTACAAGCGTTTACACATTTTTAGGGACATATATGACATTAAAATCCATTATGGGTGCAATTGTTCAAATCGTTGTAATTATATTAATTGCATTGGCGATCTTAGTTGTTATTATGTGGCTTTGTTTAAATTTTTTCGTAGCTATTCCAGGCACAGCCCTTTTTGCTATTGTTGCATCATTTTTGATAGTTATTTTGGTATTTTGTACAGATACATTACATATTCCAGTTCCTGGTATGCCTGGTCCACCTAAAAAACCTTCTTGTTTTGACGGAAATACACTATTAAAAATGGAAGATGGAACCACTAAGAAAATAAAAGACATTGTAGTAGGTGACATTTTGGCAGAAGATGGTGAAGTCACTGCAAAAATATTGTTGAGTGCGGCTGATATAACTATGTATGACTTGTTTGGATTAACTGTTAGTGGAACACATAAGGTCAAGCATTTTGGAAATTGGATATTTATAAGCGAACATCCTGATGCAATTAAAATTCATAAATATAATGAACAATATATTTATTGTTTGAATACTGAAAGTAAGGAAATTCATATTGAAGCATTAGACATTGAAAATAATTTGATTTTTAATGATTGGGATGAGATCTATGATGACGAAACTGTTTTCAAGCTTTCGTCTGTTATTGGGGATCCTTGTCTCTCACGAAAAAATATTCATAAGGAATTTGATGTTGGGGTAAGTGGAAATACAAAGATTCAAATGATGGTAGGGAATGATGTAAGTATTCAAAATATTAAACCAGGAATGCTTTTGAAGAATGCTAACTGTGTATACGGTCTAGTTGAAGTAAAAGCTTCTGATTTGAAGCAAAAATTATTTAATTTAGGAGGAAACCAAGAATCATTGGTTTTAGGTAGTGAAAGTTTGGACAGAATAAGTGAATCAACTTTAGATAAATTCTGTGAAAATCCTGATAAAACTGAAGAAAAATTGTACCATTTATTAACAGATTCTGGCAATTTTTATATAAATAGTGTTTTGTTTAATGATTATAATTCTGCTATTGAGTTATTTTTAGACAAACTATAAGAAATTTTATTATCTAATAAATATGTATAATTATGGAAATCACTTTCAGAGTTGAAATTCTTATTTTAATTGTTGTTGCGCTTCTTGTTTTATGGGGCCATCTTCTTTGCTCTTGTGCAAGAGTTGACTTCAACAGTGTTATTTCTGGTGTTGCTAAAAAGTTGACGCCTAATCAACACCAATATGATCTTGTTATGTCCAATCCAGCTGTAGAAGGATTCACTCCTGCTAATATTAATAACGGCCAATCTGCGCCATACAGTACATCTTACAATAAGCCAGTTGATACAAGTTCTTGGTTTACTC